GCCACGGTGGCCGCTCATAACCCGGCCTCGGCGCACGACCGCTGCCAGGCGTCCACGAACGCCTGCACGGCCCGGCGCATGACCGGTTCGAGGGGGTCGACCACGAGATGGCCGGACGGGGTGACGCTCACGGGCACGGGCAGGGCGTCGATGTCGGCGAGGGTGTTCCCCTTGCACGTGATATGCAGGCTGATGGTCGGCATGCCCGGCATTGTCATGGCGTCATCGCCTCACAATCAAATGAAAAGAGTGGCGGGGCGAACATCACCGGCGCTTTGGACGTGCCGGCGGAGTACTCTCGCCCCATGCAATGCGGTCAGATACGCGAAAACCCAGCCACATGAGCTGGGTTTTTCGACACTTCTGCCACTGCAATCATCGGTTACAGTCGCGATTTTGTCAAGCTGCACCTCCGACCACGAGCCGGTACACGTCGCAGTAGGCGATGCCCTGAGGGCCGTTGCACAGCTTGCCCCGGTTGACCCACACGTTAAGCGTGCCCCTGCGCACGGTGATTCCCGCGTCGGTGAACGCCTTGGCTATCTCCGCCGCCGAACCTCTCTTGGAATCATCCCAACACAACGTCTTGAGCCTACGCAGTTTGACCGTCTGCGCTCGCTGTTCCCTCCCGCACACGGGACACGTGACCCACTGGTCTGCCGCGCCTGCGGTGAGCATGGTCTCGCACAGTTCGCAGGTGCCGATCTCTCGGCGTTGTTCGGGCGGGTCCAACGCGGCATCGACTTTGCGGGCGATGCCGTCGATGACGTGCATGTAGAGGCCGGCGTCGCCGAACGTGGCGAGCTTGGGGTGGCCGGCGCATTTGATGAGCGTGGCCTTCAGGTCTTCCGTTCGTGGATCCCTGCGCCAGTCCAAGGCATCGATGACATCCAAGCAACGCCAGAATTCGCGTGCGGTGGCGTCGAGCATGTCGATGAGGTCGAGCACGTCCAGCCTGATAGGCGTGGGCGGCGTGGCCGTCTGGATGCGCACGGGCGCATGCCCGCCCGGATGCAATGTCGCGTCGAGGCTGTCATGCAATGGCGTGACGTCACGCGCCAGGCGCAGCAGCATGCCGGCGAATCTCAGCTCGCACGGCACGCACAGTGTCCATCCGTCATCGATATTGGCGGCACAATTCTGGCAATCCATCGAAACCCCTCCACGTCGGCTAAAATGGTTTTCGCTGACATGCCCTCCGCTCCGGTGGAGGGTTTCGTTTATTCCCGTGGAATGTCGAACGTGGGTTCGATGAACTCCACCTTCCTCGGCGGCGCCGGCGGCTTGCCTTGTGATTGGATGATGGCGACGACCTCACACAACGGGATGCCGAGCTGGCCGGAAATCTCGAGCGTCGTGTTTTGGTTGTGCATCATGCGAAGCACTTTGTCGCGTTGTTCCTGGCTGGTCATTCCCTGACCCCTCCCGTGTGCGGGTCAATCAAATCGCATGACATGGCATCGATGCGCTCGCCGGTCTTGGCTTCGATGCACAGGCGGCGCACATCGCCGGTGGTCTCGACTTTCTGGATGATGGTCTGTTCCGGCGCCACGTTCGTTGCCTCGTAGACGGTGAGGCCGATGACGGCCAGCACCATCGCGACGATGACGGCGATGGCGATGGTGAAGACGAGCCCGATGGTGGATTCCACCGACCAGCTTCCGCGCTTCATCGCGTGCCTCCGAGCACGCTAATGTAAAAATCGGTGGTGATTAATGTAATTTCTTTCATCTTATCTCCTTGAGCACGTTGATGGAGCGGAAGAGTTCGGTGTTGAGTGTGGGGTTGCCGTTGGCGTCCGGTTTGATGACGGTGGTGAGGTTGTCCGCGTCCTGGAGGATCCACCAGCCGTTTTGGGGGAAGTAGGAGAGGTAGCCGTCCAGTGTCTGGCCGCTCTTCGTGATGGCGACGAACCGGTGCAGGAACAGTTCGCTCGGTGTTGAGTGCTTCCAGTCGATGCTTTCGCTCACGTTCATTCTTCCGTCTCCTGTTCGTAGAAGTCTTTGGGTGTGACGGTCACGCTGATCTGGCATCCGGCGGCGAGCGCCGCGTCGATGATGTCGGTGAGGGCTGTGTTCTCGTTCATTGTTGTTCCTTCGTTTTCATGGCGTTGACGGCTGCGAGCGCCTTTTTGGCCGCGTGCAGCCATGCCTGTTTGGAGACTTCGCTGACGGCGTCCCAGTTGGTGGGGCCGGGTGTGCCCTCGAAGAACCCTCGAGCGCAGGTCTCGATCTCCTTGTCCGTGGGCTCGTCCGAGTTGAGTTCGTTTTCGATGCGGATGGCCAGGTTGAGCGCCGCGTCATAGCCCGTCTGATAGCCCAGCACAAACGATTCGGCGGCTGACTCGTTGCCCAGCCCCGCGTCGGCGAGCGCCGTGAGGGCTTGTTGGGTGAGGTCACTCATCGTCGTCCTCCACGATGGTCGGCTCGCCACTGGTCTCGTACATGGTCTTGGCCACCGCCTTGAGGTTCCGGCTGGCCGTATCGGAGTATTGACCGAAGTGCAGGATGCTCACGCCTTCCAGCACGCAGGCGCTCGCCAATGCCTCGGTGAGCTGCTCCTGTGTCCAGATTCGTGCCGTGTGGCTCATGCGGGTCTCCTTCGTGGGGTGCAGTGCTCGTGTACCGGTTGGTCGTCCTCCATCCATTGGTCCTGGTTGTTGAGCCAGTGTTTGACGCATCGGGTGTGATTGTCGGGCACGGGCTTGCGGCACAGGATGCAACGTGGCTTCATGGCCGGTCCTCCTTTTCTGCGAGCGCCGGCCCCGTCATGAGGGTGAGGTAGTGGCGGTATTCCGCGATGTCCCTGTGGATGCAGTCTTGGACTCGGTGGGTGCCTGCGTGGTTCTGGTAGGGGTCGCGGCCGATGGCTTGGTCGGTGAGGCGCAGGGTGGTGAGGTCGAGTTTTCTGTGGTGGAGTCCTTCGGCGATGGGGTGGTTGAGGTGGCGGCTGAGGTGGACGTCGAGTTGACGTAGGTCGAAGTCCACGTTGGTGCCGGCGGGGTGGAGTGTGTATTGGCTGAGTTGGTCGTTGAGGAATTCGTGGATGTTCCATGCGGTGTGCTGGTAGTCGTAGGTGTCCTTGGGTGCTTCGGCGCTGGCGAGCATGAGTCCGTTGGCGAGGTGCATTTCGTAGGCTTTCAGGAGTTCGGGGTAGTTGGCCCAGTTGCGTATGTTGTCGGGGTGGACGATCAGGTGGAGGCTGTCGTGGGGGTGTTTGCCGGTCATGTCGGTGACTTGCATGCCGACTTCCAGGAGTTCGCACTGGTAGGGGTCGACGCCGGTGGTTTCGGTGTCGATCCAGAGGAGCATGTCGGGTTTTCTTGGCGGGCGGGGCGGGTCGAGGGGGATGGTCCGGTGGCCGATGGCGAGGGTTGTCGTGGTGTCGTTCATTCGTTGCCTTTCTTGATGTTGATGTGGGTGGGGAGGTCTTCGGGTGGCGGGCATGAATGCCATTGGCCGTCGGTGTCGAGCAGTATCCAGCCGCGCCGGCAGCTGTACACGGGCACTTGGCTTGGCTCGGGGTCGTAGCTTTTGAGCAGGTAGCCCAATGCTCGGGCTTGTTCGGGGTGTTGGTGTATCCATCCGTGGCATCCGGTGCTGTTGTCCGTGCCGCACACGTCGATGACGTTCGATGGCGCGTGCCGTTCGGGGTCGCCGTATGTCTGGCTGCGGCGTTTCCTGTGGTGGTGGCTCATGCCGGGCCAGTTTCCCGCACGCAGGTATCGGTCGCACACGATGCACCGGTTGGACTCGCGGCCTTCCACGAGGCGCAGGGTCTCGGATGTGGGCTGGTCGCTCATGCCTGGCTCCTTTCGTTGATTTCCTTGACGAGCCTTGCGGCCACGGTCTCCGGCTCTTCGCCGGTTTTGACGTGGGCCCAGAACGTCTGTTCGACGCTGTCCGTCCACGTGCCTGAGGGGACTTGGCTGATGGCGTGCTGGTTGAGCCATTGGCGGGTGATGCCGCCCCATTCGGTGTGTGCCGGTGTGTTTGACAGCCATTTGACGTATTGCCGGTTTTCGAGCCATTTGCGCATCGATGGCGTGAACCGGTCGCCGTCCTGGCGCACGGTTTGGGCGTAGCGGAT